AAAAGTATTATCAACTATACTTTTTAATTTTAACCATTCTAATTGAACTTTAGAACAGCCCCACATATTCATTGTTTTATGTTTTTCAACAGATTTTCTTAATTCTTTTACTTCTTTTATTAAAAATTTATTTGATTTTGTTATAACACTTTTATTTGTTATTAGAATTTTTATTAAATTTTCTTTTTCACGTGTTATTATATAGTATTTACTAAAGTTTTATTTGTATTTATTAAACCTTTGTTTATTGAGATTAATTCAGAAATTTGTCTCGTTTTTTCTTTTGTTTCATTTTTTTTATTATTTAATTTTTTTATTATTTCATTTTTTTCATTATTTAAAGTTATTAATATTTCATTTTTTTCTTTATTTAATTTTTTTATTATTAATAATAATTCTTCATTATTTTTATTTTGCTCTGAATCTATATTATTAGTAATAATTGTTATACAAGGTGATTTTCTATTTTTATGTTTTGAAAAATGTGATTTTTTACGTGTAGTATATCCACAAATACATTTATAATTGACTTTTTCTTTTGGCATTATAATATATACTTTTAATACTTTAAATATAACATAATTGGTATTTTAAGTAATTATAAATTTTAATTTATTAATATAATATAAAAATGAAAAATTTAAAATATGCGTGTGTTAATATTTTTTCAAAAAATAAAAATGATACTTATATTTTATTAGGATTTGAAGATTATAACAAAAAATACTCAAGTTTTGGTGGTCATATAGAAAAAAATGAAAACGCTATCACGGCGTTATATCGAGAGTTTTTTGAAGAGACCATAGGTTTATATGGAAATAAACAACAAACAAAAAAATTTGTTGATAAACATCTTAAACATAAATATATAAAAGACAAGACGTTAATATATAATATAGAAATTCCATATAATAAAAATATAGTTATTTATTTTAATAATATTTATAATTATATAAATAAATGTATGATAAAAAATAAAAAAAATAAGAAATTACCATCTAATTATATAACATCTTGTCCTATAGGATATTTTGAAAAAAGTAAATTAAAATGGATAAATATAAAGAATGTAAAAAAATATAAAATAGAAAATTATTGTTTAAAAGATATTAAAATGTATATCAACAACCTTGATCAAAGTCTTCTGTAGAATCTGAATTTATTTGACAAATACCTCTTGTATTAAACTTATTATCTTGTATTTTTTTTTGTAATTCTGAATCTGAATTTATTTGACGTAATTTTGTATTAAACTTATTATCTTGTAATTCTGAATCTGAATTTATTTGACGTACTTTTGTATTAAACTTATTATCTAATTCTTTTTTTTTGTGTGATTCATCTTCTGATTCTGATTCAGAAGATGATATTTTAGTATCTTGATCATCATCTGATTCATTTTCAAATACAATATGTCCTAAGAAACAAGGTCCAAATCCTTTTACATCACTGTAACCATCATTATATTTATATTTTCCTTGTCCTATTCTAAAATTCATTTTTAGTAATGTATTTGTTAATAATTTTTTTGTAATTTTTTTATTATTTGTATCAGAATGATAATCTTTTAGAACTTTTTCCAATGATACTTTGTCTTTATCATTACCAGTTGCTTGATAAAATTTTTTAATAAAACTTTTGAAAGTTTCTGTTGTTTTAATAAATTCTAATGTTTTCTTTGATAAAATTTTTGGAATTTTAACTTTTCTTCCATTTTTGTAATATTTTATAGAACCTTCTACACACCATTTTAAGAATTCTTTATTATGTTTCATTAATGTATCTTTAAAATTAACATCTTTTTTTGCTATTAATTTTGCTTTTCTTAAATAATCTGTAATATAATGCCTATCTATTTCATTATCTTCATCAACATAAATTTTTTTAAAATGTACAAAGACAATTCTTCTTGCTAAATTAATAGGCATATCTTCTGGAAAAGGTGGTAAAGGATTTGTATAAATCCAACAATTATATTTTGGAATATATTCAATATTACTTTTAAATTTTGCCATTACACTTATAGTATCCCCACCAGAAGATAAACTTTTAAATACTTCCCAATTCCAATCATTCTTACTTTGTGCTTCATTTATAACAACACCTCTTGCATCTTTAGCATTATATAAATAATCATTATTCCCACCTTGCATTCTCATAGCATTTTCTGGCATAGTATACCATAATTCACTACCCATTATAGATTTCATCCATTCAGAATCTAAACTTTTAAAATTACTACCGCAACCATGGCAAATTACACATATAGATAAATTATTATGACCTGTTAATGTATATCCTTTCATAATTTGTAAATAATCAACTATTTTTTGATTATCAAAAACACCCAAATAAACATCATTAATAAAAGTTGTATCTACATTTTCATCATAATCAATTGGTCCAAGTTTTGTACATTTATGTTCTTTTGTCCTTTCTTCTAATTTTCCTGTTTTTAAATTTACCATTCCATTTTTAGCAGGAAATAAATCTTTATTTTTATTAAAAAATTCTCCATAATTTTTAATTTTAATTTTAGGAACAATTCCATTAAAAAGTATTTCTTTTAAAAATGATGGATTTTCTAATTTTTTTATAATAGCTTTAAACATTTTTTTTTTATTCTCAAATTTCTTGCTAGTTATTTCATCAGCATTAAAATGTACAGACATTTCTTCTATTTCAAGTAATCTTTTTTTATCATCTAGTTGTGGTTTAATAATATCATATAAATATCTTGTTATACTTCTAAAACCAAAAATATAATTAAAAATCTTAGTTTTTTTATTAAATAACCAAAATTCTTCACATTTTTCACCAGTTGTATATATATCTCCTTTTATTAATTCATAAATTGTATCACTTAATTGATAAATCCCACCATTTAAATTAAAATTATCATATTGTTTTAAAAATTCCCAAAATCCTATTATAACACACTCTTTTTTAATTGCTTCTTCTTCAGATTCCCATTTTAAATTATTTATTTTTTTTAATAATGATTGAAACAAAATTATTATATTTGTGTCTTTATTATGTAATTTACTCTGATTATATAATTCTGATACTTTTTTGTTAAATTTTGATGATTTTTTACAGAATATTAGAAATTCTTTTTTTAAATCTATTTTTGTTATAATACTAATATGTTTTATTAAAAGTAATGTTTCACTCCAACCTGATTTCCAAGCACCACCTTTTTCTAAAAATGATTCATTTGCCAATTTCTTTGGTAAATTTTTAATAATATATTTTAATTTTTTTTCATTTTTTGTGTTTGTTTTAGTTTCTTCTATTTGAGATTCTGTTGTTGTGTTTATTGGCTTTTCATCTGTATTATTTTTTAAATTTTTTAAAAACTGTATAAAATCTTTAGTTACTTCTTTTATTTCTTGGTTTTGTATTTTCCATTTAACTTTTCCTTCTAAAGTTGTATTTTTTTTTAAATATTTTGATGGAGCTAAACAACAATTCTGACCTGATCCTAATATGTCACAATTTATATTATCTATTTTTACATTTTTAATTTTATCTAATTCTTCATTATATTTTAAATATAAATGAATACCACCAGAAGCAGATGTAGCTCTTAGTGTATTTTTTAAAAATTTAAATTTTTTTTTTAATAATTTCCATGTTTTTTTATCTTTATATTCATCAATATCAAATACTATTACATTAGAACATTTACCTGTTCTTAAAATAAAATTTGATTCACTATTACCTATTTTAGACCATACTTGTTTTAAAATTTTTATATCATTCTCACATCTTTGAATTTCATCTTTTTTAAGAAAACTATGTTTTTTTCGTTTTTGTGTCGGTAATACAATCCATTTACGTTTCTCAATATAATAATTCAACATTGTGGTCATTTTACAATATATAAAATTATTTATTTTTTTTAAATCAAATTTTTTTATTTTTTATTTTTTTTTATATAATGTATATTATAATGGGTAATTCTAATATTAAAAAATATTGTTATATCTGTAAAGTTAAAAATCATATTAAAGGATTGTATTATGTTATTGATTTTAATAAAATATATGGTGGAAGGACTTATTGTAATCAATGTTTATTTTTAAAAAATTATATTAATACACATAATTTTAAAAAAAATAAAAACTCTTTTTTTGAAAAATTTAAAAAGTGCGTGTATTGTCGACAAAATAATAAAACGTTGTATTTAATTTTTCACAAAGGAAAATATAATGATTTAATCATTTGCGATTTTTGTTTAAAAAATAAGATATTAAGGAAAAAACAAGAATTTTTAAATAATGTTTCTATTTAAAATCATATTTTAAAAATTTGAATCTAAATAAATTCACTTTGTATTTTAAATAAATTAATTGATTTAAAAAATATAATTGAAAATTAATCTAATAAATTAAAAAATAATATATAAAAATTATTATCGATTTTAATTTTATATCTATAATCTATTAAGTTATTACTTTTAACATCTTTATAATCCATTAGCATATCATCACAAATATCATTGTCATAATTATCATCTAATTTTTTTTTATTTTTTTTTAAAATTATTTTACTTCTTTTATTAGTAATTTTAGAATTTAAAAATTTTTCAACCTGATAAACATTATAAAGTCTATAATGAAAAACAATTCCAAAAGATAAAAAGTAATTTTGAAACAATTCTATATCTTTTTTTTTTAAATTTTTTAAATCGACGGTTTTACCATTTTCTGAGAACAAAATTTTACAACCTTTTGTAAAAATTTCTAATAAAGTTTTAAATAATTCTAAGATATTTCTTGTATCATCAAAGGAAAAACAAATACTATTTCTTGGTTTTATACCTGTATTAAAAATATATTCAATAAAAGTATCTATATCACCACTTAAATTTTTTTCCATTATATATTAATAAACTAATAAAAAAATATATTTTAAATTTACACAAATTTTAATATATATATATTTAATTATATAAATGAAAATAATATTTGTTTTATTATCATTACTAATTTTAATATGTATCTTACAAAAAAAAAATAAAAATATAATTGAAAATTTTAAAAAATGGTGGGAGAAAGTTCCTGGAGTCAGTGAAACTGTCGATTTTGTCGAAGATGGTGTCGATTTTGTCGAAGATGGTTTTAATGATCTTAAGGATTTAATCAATTCAGCAGACATCGATGGAAAAATAGAAGGTTTAGTCAAACAAATAATTCAACCTCTCGAAAATCAATTAGAAAATGTTAAAAACGACTTATCAAAAGGTATTGTAAAGGCTGTTAACACTGTTACTAAAGAA